CAATCAAACCTGTTAACCAACTTAGAATGATTGAAGATGCGTTAGTTATCTACCGCATATCAAGAGCGCCAGAAAGACGCATATTCTATATTGATGTTGGTAATCTACCAAAAATTAAAGCAGAACAATATCTGAAAGATGTTATGAATAGATATCGTAACAAACTAGTGTATGATGCATCTACTGGTGAAATCAGAGATGACCGAAACCATATGTCAATGTTAGAAGATTTCTGGTTACCGAGAAGAGAAGGTGGTAGAGGAACAGAGATTACTACTTTGCCTGGCGGTTCTAATCTTGGTGAGATTGATGATATAACTTATTTCCAAAGAAAACTATACAGGTCTTTGAATGTTCCTATCTCAAGATTAGAAGCTGAACAAAACTTTTCACTTGGTAGGTCAACAGAGATTACAAGAGATGAACTTAAGTTTACAAAGTTTGTACAGAGAATAAGAAAGAAATTTACACCATTACTTACTGATATGTTAAAAACACAATTAGTATTAAAAGGTGTGATGACAATAGATGAGTTTCATAATATAAAAGAACTTATACAGTTTGACTTCTTACAGGACGGACACTTTACTGAACTAAAAGAAGCAGAACTAATGGAAAACAAATTGCAGACACTTCAATCCATAGAGTCATATGTTGGTACATTCTTTAGTAAGAAGTGGGTACAGAACAATGTACTTAGACTTACTGATACAGAGATTGAAGATATGCAAAATCAAATGAACAAAGAAGCTGGACTTGACCCAGAAGATGGTGGAGTTGATGTTCCAGATAATACAGACGGTATCACAAGATATCCATCTATGGACGGAGCACCCATACCACCAGATGATATAGATGATGGAAGTCCTAAAGATGATAAAGAAGGAGATGATAAATGAGTAGTAAAGATTTCGTAAGTGCATTAGCAAAAGGTAGTAACCTAGATGCAGAAGATGCTTTTAAAAGTGCAATTGGTACAAAGGTTACTGGTGCATTAGAAACAAAAAGACAAGAACTTGCAAAGGGATTTGCAAACAACCATATACCAGAACCAGAAGATGACAAAACAGTTTAACAACTTTTATTCTTCATTTATGGAGAAGGACGAACATAAGAAATCTAAGGAGTACAAAAAATTGAATCCTAAGATGCGTAAGGCTGTAGATGATATTTTTAAAAAAATGGATTCTAAACCTTCAGATTTCCTAAATAGTTTTGAAAAAACAATAAAAGATGTAGCAAAAAAGTACAGAGTATCCGATAAAGACTTACTTAAGTATTTTGAACGAGAAATGTTAACGATAGGATAAAAAGATGATTTTAAAAGGTTCACAAAGTGCTGTAACATCAGCAACCACACTAGGAAGAGCAACAAGAATTAGAGTTAATGCTACCAATGCTGGAACAATTACTATAGCTGCACCTGTAGGAACTTTTAATGCACAGTCTGCTGTTGATGGTGCAGCTATTACACTTAGTAGTCATGGTTTTGTTACTGGTGATGAGGTTACATATTCAGATGGTGGTGGAACTAAAATTGCAGAGTTAGTGGACGGTTCAACTTATTTTGTAATCAAGGTAGATGCAAATACAGTTAATCTTTCAGAAAAATCAGAAGGAAGTGCAATTACTTTATCTGATGGCCCATCAGAAAATCACACTATTACTGCAACAAATACTCATGCTGGAACAGTGGTTATGGTTCAAGACCAAGTTATCATACTTGACAAAAGAGCAAGTGATACAATTGCGTGTAGTGCTGCTATGAGTTGTACATCAATCGGTACTCAACCTTAAGGAAATTTAACATGAATACTATAAAACTTATATCAGAAGAAATCAATGATGTAGAATATATCACTGAACAAAAAGAAGGTGGTAAGAAAGATTATAAGATTAAAGGTATCTTCATGCAAGCTGACATTAAGAACAGAAATGGTAGAGTATATCCTATGGAAGTTCTTGAAAAAGAAGTAAACAGATACGACAAAGAACATATTAAAGAGAAACGTGCTTTCGGTGAACTTGGACACCCAGAAGGCCCAACTATAAATCTTGAGAGAGCATCTCATATGATTACATCTTTACAACCAGACGGAAAGAACTTTATTGGTGAAGCAAAGATATTATCAACCCCTATGGGTGAGATTGTTAAGAACCTAATGGACGAAGGTGCGAAGTTAGGTGTATCATCAAGAGGTATGGGTAGTTTAAATCAGAAGAACGGTGCGAACTACGTTAGAAACGATTTTTACCTTGCAACTGCAGCTGATATAGTTGCAGACCCATCTGCTCCAAATGCTTTCGTAGAAGGTATTATGGAAGGAAAAGACTGGGTTTGGAATAACGGAACACTTGTAGAAGCAGAGTTGGTGAGAATGAAAGATAGAATTGAACGAAGAACTAAAAGTAGACACGCAAAAGAAGATGCGTTAGAGTTTGCTAAGTTCCTCAAATTGTTATAATTTATAAATATATTATACTAAAAGACCAATTAAAAGGAGAGCCCCATGGCTAACGAAATAGATAAAACAATCGAAGAGTTGGAAGCGGAAGTGATTGCAGAATTGGAAGAAGGCAATGGCGCTGACGCTCCGAAAAAAGGTGCAACTGCTGCTGAACCAATGAAGAAAAAACCAACTGATGGTGCAACTGGTGAAGAAGAAATCGGTGGAAGTACCCCAGACAAAGTAGACCCACCTAAAGGTCAAGATGCAGCTGGAAAAGAAGTTTCTGGTGATGCACAACAAAAAGGTGAAGGTAAACCAGACAAAATGCCAAAAGCAAAAGAAGCAGGTAAAAATGCACCTCTTGCTGCTGGTCACGTTCCAGAGGGAGAAGAAGAAATCTCTGAGATGGGACATGAAGATGGTGAGAAAAAAGAGTCACCAACATACGAAACTAAAGCACAAGCTCTTGAAGCAATGGCAGATATCGTTGCAAAAATGCAAAAGATGCCTGCTGGAAAGGTTAAAGACCTTGCAGCTACTTACAATGCTGAAATGATGAAACCTGCTGAAAAAGAAGAGTCTGCTGAAGATAAAGAAAAGTCAGAAGCTGTAGAGAAAAGAGTTAAGGATATCAATGTTAAAGAACACGTTGATGCTTTAATGAACGGCGAAGGTGACCTTTCAGAAGAATTTAAGAGAAAAGCTGCAACAGTATTTGAAGCTGCAGTGAAATCAAAAGTTCGTGAAGAAGTTGAGAGATTAGAAGAAGACTACAGAAATGACCTTGACGAAAACATGAACAAAACTCAAACAGAATTAACTGAGAAAGTGGATAACTATCTCAATTATGTCGTGGAAGAATGGACTAAAGAAAATGAACTTGCAATAGAACGTGGACTAAAAGGTGAAATTGCAGAAGACTTCATTTCTGGATTGAAACAACTCTTTGAAGACCACTATATTGATGTGCCAGACGAAAAATATGATGTCCTAGAGGCACAATCACAAAAGATTTCTGAACTAGAAGCAAAGTTAAACGAAGAAGTAGAGAAGAACATCGGCTTCAAGAATAACAATGCTAAGTTAGTTAGGGAACAGGTTATATCCCAGTGTACTGGTGATTTAACTGAAGTCGAAATTGAAAAGTTTAAGTCACTAACTGAAGATGTTGATTTTACTGACGAAGATTCTTTCAGAAGTAAACTTGACACACTTAAGGAAAGTTATTTCCCTAAGAACAAACCAGTTGTTACTGAAGCAACAGATGATGTAGAAACTGGCAACGCACAGGACATAGACACTTCTGGTTCAATGGCAGTCTATATGAAGGCTATTGGAAAAGGTGTTAAGAGTGCAAAGTAAATAAATAAGTAGAATAATAACAAGGAGAAACTAATGTTTCAAACAGAACATCTACAAGAGAAGTGGCAGCCAGTCCTTGAGCACCCAGATTTACCAAAAATCGAAGATGCTTACAAGCGTGCTGTTACTACAATCATATTAGAGAACCAAGAGAAATCTCTAAGAGAAGACAGAGGTTTTTTAGCAGAAACCAAACCAACTAACTCTTCATTCGGTGGAAACGCTGATATGGACAGCTGGGATCCGATTTTAATATCCCTAGTTAGACGTGCAATGCCAAATCTAATCGCATACGACATTTGTGGTGTGCAACCAATGACTGGCCCAACAGGTTTAATCTTTGCAATGAGAGCAAGATTTGCATCATCTGATGGTGCAGAAGCACTTGTTGACGAGGCAATGCCTGACATTTCTAACCAAAATGCTGCTGGTACAATCGGTGGTGGAGATGTTGGTGCAACAGAAACTAACCCTGCTGTACTTA